AGAATATAAATACCAGAAGCTTGTTGACCATATGTAATTGTATAAACACCAGCAGATGTTCTTGTAGCATTTGTTGGACCACTAACTAACGAACCAAATTCATGGTAAAGACTTGTAGATACAATATTAGATGTAGGATCGCTTGGTAATGTTAAAGTAAGCGTTTTGCTTGTGTTAATTTTTACATCATCCATGATATATTAATTATAACAGAAAACGCCTTCTAAACCTTAGAAGGTTTGCATAGCTAAAGTTACTTCAAGATCGCTAACTTGAGCATCCAATTCAGATACACCAACTCCGCCACTAATATCAAAAGAAACAATAGTATTGCTGGAATCTTTATAAAATAGAAGTTGGTCAGCGTAATTAATAGCGATTTCACCATGCTCTAATGATGTGGGAACATTAGTTGTTGTTCCTGAATTTTTTATTTTAATAACATTTGCCATGCTGTCTCTTAATTAAAAAGTCCCGCCATCAATTGTAGCGGTATTAGCGGCAAGTGCTGTAAGTTGTGCACTATATGCTTGGACATTTGTGCCAATAGCAAGACCTAATGCAGTTCTTGCGCCATCTGCTGTTGTGGAGCCTGTACCGCCATAAGAAATAGAGACAGCAGTTCCTTGCCAGACACCCGTACCAATTGTTCCTACTGTAGTAAGGCTTGATGTAATTACACTTGAAGCAAGTGTTGTATTTGAAAGAACAGCCGAGCCTCCAATGTAGTATGATTTTCCAGATGCAATATCAAGATGCTCGGATGAAGTCCATGCGTCAGTTGCATCAACCCAATTAAGAGTTTTAGTTGTTGCACCAAGAACTGAAATTCCAGCTCCATCTGCTGTAGTATCCGTTGGTGTTGCGACATTAGCCAAAACAACATTCTTATCTTCAACAACCAAAGTTGCTGTGTTAAGAGTTGTCGTGTTGCCTTGAACTGTCAAATCACCAGTTACTGTTAAATTATTTGAGATTGTAACATTTGCTGGAAGACTGAGTGTAACAGCTCCAACGCCTGAGTTTGATACAGTAATTTCATTAGCAGTTCCAGTTAAACCAGTAACTAGGTTTGTTGCCCTGTCACTGATTTGTGATGCAGTGATTGAGATTGTTGAATTTGAAGCCGCTGTTAAACGGCCTTGTGCGTCTACTGTAAATGTAGCAACTGCGCTTGATGAGCCATACGAACTAGCAGAGACCGCTGTATTATCAAGATTAATTGTAACAGTGTCTGTAGCACCAGCAACTGAAGTTAACCCAGTACCACCAGCAATTGTTAAAGTATCAGAACCAGTTGTGATTGTTTGTGTACCGCTATCACCAGCAACTGTAAAAGCAGTTGCGACATTTGAAACTGCACTATCAACATATGCTTTTGTAGCAGCATGTGTATTTGCAGATGGGGTTGGAACAATTATAACTCCAGAAAAAGTTTTGTTACCAGAAATAGTTTGTTCTGACGAAAGAGTAGCGAAAGCTCCTGAACCACCAATTGCTAGAACAGTGGTCGCTGAACCGCCAACACCACCAGTACCTTCACCATAATAAAGGACATCATCTACTTCGTTAAATGCAAGTTCTGCATTTTCTAGGGTTGATGGAGCGCCTGCTGCACCTGAAGCCCTGCGTTTAATTCTTAATGTATTAGCCATTAGTAGTTACCTCCATCTAATAACAAATTAGCCGCGCTGTGGACATGATCTGCCCTAGCCGCTAATTGACTTACCCCAACAACTCCAGCCCTTCCAATATCGGTAACTGTTGTAGCTAGACTTAAACTTGCTAAATTAATTGTACCACTAGTTTGCGTTAAAATACTAATGTCATTATTTTGTAAACTAACCGATGTTATATCTGAAATAACAGAAACATTGGATATATCATTGGTAATTGTTAAAACACTAATATCGCTATTTATTACCTGAAGTGTTGTTATTTCAGCAGACATTACCTGCTCACTTCACCAACAACAGTTACTGTTCCAGTAATTAAAGTTGTTACTGCTGCACCATTAGTTTCTTGAAAATCATATACATAAGTCCCAGCAGCAATATTGGCTGTATTAGAACTTGTTAATGACATAACAACAATGCCATTAGCCCCATTTGTAATTTCAGAAGAAAAAGTTGCGGCTACGGTTTCAGAATTTCTTTTTTTTCTAATTTGGCCTGTATATGTTCTGCTAGTAATATTTATATTGGCATTAGCGCTATCTTTTATACGCAATTCATGAGCATATGTATCGCCTTGATATATAGTAATATTTCTATTAGCAGCCATTTTTTCTCCTATGAAATTTTATATCAAATTACTTAAGAGAGCAAAGCCGCCCAAGTTGTTTCATCAATCTCACCAGTTATAGGAATTGATTTTGATTTTTGAAATTGCTTAACTAGTTCTTGAGTTTTTGGACCAAAATCTCCATCAGGGCGACATTGAAAACCATGCTTGGTCAATAATTCTTGAGCTTCTTTTACCGCTTTGCCTTTATTATCTTTAATAATTCTTGGTTTATCTTTTGCGATAGAAACATCAATAACTTTTGGCTTAGATTTCTTGACTTCAACAGCTTCGGCTGCAGCTTTTTGTTCTGCTGGTGTGCCAAACATACCTGCTGGTTTTGGATTAAGAGCAAGCCAATCTTTAACAGCTTGAGGAACTGCATCACCCTCTGTGTAGCGAATATGCCATGGCTCGCTCGGAACCACTTCCCATGAAAATCCAAATTTCAAAACATTAGCAATAAGCCATTTCAGACGCTTTGGGTCTGAAGCCGTATGAATATCTACAGCCAACCCTAAATTATGTTGACTCTTACCCGGTGTAGCCAACATAGCCATTCCTTTTTTGAGATACCAAGTCTTGCCTTCAAATGTTTTTGTGCTTTGACCAGGAATTGGTTGCAATTGATATCTTTTCAAAAAACCAGCTTTTTGAGAATCATAACTTCTATAAGTATCTCCCGCACTAGTCGGTTTTAATTCAATACCATCTTTTTTAGCAGCATCCACCATCGCATTCCACGCATCAGCAGCAAGGTAATGTAACTTACCTCCCTGCGGGATATCACGGAGTAGCGATGGGTGGAGTTTGCCAGGTTCTACATTTTTTAAACTAATTGGTAATTTAACCGGAACAATGATGTCCCATTCAACTTTTTTATTCATGTAGACTCCTTACTAAATATTACTTACTGCGACCAAAGGCTGGATCGCTTGGATTCAACCAACGCAAGATAACAGGTACGACAGCGGCAAGTGCTGCTGCTGCAATATCCTTTGGGTTTGTGTTTCCCGTCATGTATACTGCAAGACCTGCTGAAACACAGGACCGCGCATAAGACGCTAACATCTTCTTATTCTGCTCACTTAACAAACTAGACATGGATCACCCTCCTAGCACCCATTGGTGCCGACTACCATTATACAACAATAGCCATTAAAGGTAAATCAATCAATATCGTTTTTAAATATTTGATGTACATAGTGGATTATACAAGCCCCTATGGTAGAAAATAAAGCAATCTTTTGAGTTACCCCAGAAAGTGTGTAATACACAACAATGCTTCCAGCAATTGTAAAAACAATACCTGCTGTTATATCCCAAAGTTTTTTAACAAAACCCAACCAATCAAATTTTTTCATCTCTATACCCTCCTCAATATAATACTTGAAGATGCTATTTTTAGCATAATCTGTATCGTCTTCTTCCCCGCCAGATATTTCTCCAGCCATTTCTTGCTCTTCTTCTTCTTTTCTCGCAGCTCTATTAGAATCACCACTAGGACTTCCACCACCAGAACTTCCACCAGAACCATTAGAACCAGAACCACCTGTTGCAATATTTGCAGCAACAGTCGCAACTGCTGCAGCTGCTGCTATAAGTGCTCTACGATCACCGGTGTCAACTGTTGAACCAATAGCAATATAATTATCAAAAACTCCGGCAAAAACATTTATTTCTTCTTCAAATGCTTCTTTCACTTCCGCTGGGGCTTCTGTAAGTGCTTCGGCTATTGCAGCTCCATCCTCTGATGATATTTCAGAAACAACAATAGCATTAAATATTTGTGAAGCTTGTTCACCATCAATACTTTCAAGAACTTTAGAACTTGTTGCCAATTCGGTTGCTTGCTCACTCGGTATACTTTCATCTTGGTTTAATATTAAATCAACAACTTTACTTACTTGTTCGCTAGAAATAGTTTCTGATTCCAAAACATCAACAATTTCTTCAAATTTTTCTGCGTCAATTTCTGTTTCCAGAATTGTTTGGAATGCGGCTACTAAAACCTCATCCGTTACTGGTTCATCAAAAATAACATCAATAACTGCTTTAAATTCTTCTGCGCTTAATTCATTATTTATAATATCCTCTACTAAAGAAATCACTTCGTCATCCGTAAGATCGTCATTAAACACAGTTTCCAAAACAGCAATTAACTCTTCTTCGTTTAAATCACCATTAATAATCTCTTCCAAATCTCCCGTGGAGATTGTTTCTTCCTCTTCTTCTGGGGTAGACTCATCTGATGGACTTTCTACTTCTACCGTTTCAGGTTCTTCTTCAAATGTTTCATCTGGTAATTCTGGCAGTGTCGGCAGGGTGGTATCTACTGGTTCTGGTAGTGTCTCTTCTTCATTTGTTTCTTCTGGAAGGGTCGTTTCCGTGGATTGGTCTATGGTTGTTGGGGTTGCTTCTTGTTCTGGCTCTTCTACTACTGGCTCTGGATCGGGTTCAGAGGGGCCTGTAGAGCCCCCTGAGACATTTTCTACAGGGGTTGGGGTTGTTGGCGGGATTGTTGTATTTATAAAAACAGTGGTGGTTGTACTGCTTGTGGTGGTAGTTGTGCTGCTTGTGGTGGTGGTTGAGGTTGTAGAAGTCGTTGTAGCCCCAGCAGTTGTGGTTGGTGCAACGGTTGGAGCCGTTGAATTATTTGATGGCACTCCACCAAATGACGAACAAGTTCCCGATACACATTTTTCTGTTGAACCATTTGTGTTATCAATAATCAATACTGGAGATAATGCGGTATCACCAAGATTGAAAACAGCAAACCCTAATTTATAAATACCGGTAACTGAAACTTCATATGTTGATGTCTGCCAACCAGTTGCTCCATATGAGTTCGTTGAATAATCCCCTGTTCCAGGATTTGTAAATCCAAGCAACGCATATGACCTAGCATAATTATTAACAGTAATAATTGGCTCTTCATTAGCCATAGAAGATACTGGAATCGTAGTTGTTGACTCAACAGTGGTCGGTGGAGCAACAGTTGTTGTTGACTCAACCGTAGTTGTCGGGGCAACTGTTGTTGTTGATTCAATAGTTGTGGTTGGAGCAATTGTGGTTGTAGATGCAATTGTCGTAGTTGAGGCGATAGTAGTTGTTGGTGCAAGGGTTGTTGTTGATTCAATAGTGGTTGTACTACTTGTGGTAGTGGTTGTTGGAGCGGTAGCCGAAACAAAAATTAATGATGTTATTGAACCGTCATTAAAAGGTACATAGTCTGTCCCTAAATAATTCCAAGACATTGTGTATGTCGTGCCAGCTGTTAACTCAACTTCTCTTGTAATCCAGGCAGCATCTGTCGGATTGGAACCTCCTCCAAGACCGGCTTGAGCGTCTGCTGTAAGAATTGCTTTTATTGCTGTTTCATCACTGCTTGAAAGACCAAGAGCGGTTCTTGCTTGAGTAAAAGTTTGTTCACCTTTAGGTTGCAAAGCAACAGCGTATCCGCCAGTGTTTGGCTGGAATGACCAACTACCTGCTGGAACAGCTGGGGCATAGTAAGGATTTGGTTGACCGTTCTTCAGAGGGCTCCCAATAGCCGGATGAGAAGAATGATTAAATGTCCTTAACCCGCTAAAAATAGTTACGCCAGTGCCGTTACCACCAATAGTTGTAGCATTTAAATTTCCGGTTTGATTACCTTTTGACCAACCAGAAAAAGAATTGCTTTCAAAGCCAGCATCAGATATTGGAACTGGATCTTCGTTTGCTCTGACTTGTTGTATCGGGGCAATAAGTCCCATGAATGCCAATGCAAATGGCAACCATGATATTTTATGTCGGAAAGCCGAACGAACATTGCGAGAAATATTCATTTTATTCCTCTATAAAAATACATTCACCAGGGCAATCTTCAGCCGCTTCAATTATATCGGCTAGCCTATCGTCTGCGAAAGAAGCGACTCCGCCTGCTCCTTCGGGATTCCCCCGCAGCTTTGAATATATCTTCCCATTCTCTTGAACATACGCCAATCCATCCTCCAGCATGATGAATACATCCGGAGCAATTTCGGCGCACAGTCCATCGCCAGTACATAGGTCTTGATCAATCCACACTCGCATTATTTTTTACCATTTCGTTTTTTTAATAATGCGTCAAAGTCTTTTACCTTGGTTTCCCCCATATAACCCCATGCATAGCCTTCATCAATCAATGTTTGGTTAATGGAAACTTTGTTATCATCAAGAAATACCCAGCCTAAAATCCGACCATATTTTTCGGAGCTGTCAGGTTTTTCTGTTTTGATTACAATTTTTGTAGCGGCATCAACAGCTTTCTTTAATCTATCTTTAACTTCAAGCCCTAATGTTTTTTCTTTTTTATCGGTAGTCCGAGACTCCGGAGTGTCAATACCAGCAAGACGAACTCGCTGATAGTAAGAAATATTAAACCCCAAATCAATATCAACATCAATCGTATCTCCATCTACAATTTTAAGAACTTTCTTTACACGATATTCGTACATTATTGATTCTCTGGATAGTTAAATGTTCCGCCTTCGTTTCTTGGCTCATCTGGTTTTTTTGATTTCATACCATTGGACATAACCAAACCGCCAAGACTTCCTGTCAAGAAAACGGTAAGTGTCTTAAGTAGATCAATAAAAGCAGAATCGTTTGGAGATTGTTGACCGATTGGTTGGGTAACAAACATCAAAGCATAAACAAAGCCAATGACTGTGATTGCAAATACAGCAGCCAGCATAACGGCTACAATGAAAATCATTCTTGCGTGGAGTTCATCTCCCGTATAGCGCTTTTTATTATAACTCATTATGGAGCCTCCTTGAGCACATCTTTTGTGCATGTTCCATCCGGAACGCAGATCGGCGGGTTACATTCTGGCTTTTCCCAGTTTGCATAATCTTGACATTCATAGCGATAACGAGAACATCCGCTCAAAACAAATACAGTTATAAATATAGCTATGAGTATAAAAATCCGGGCCGGTTTATTCATTTTTATATTATAACTTAATAATTATTTTTAGGATAAATAAAATTATATAAAACTCTTTAATTTTTAATAAATATATTAAATTGTTATTTTTAGCGATGAATCATTTGATCCAATTTGTCCTGCTGGGAAAGTGTTAAATGCCAAAGAAATTCTTGGTTGCTCAGATTCGTGTCTCCCAATATAGTGTTTAAGTGAACTTTCAAATAAAATCAAATGATTATTAAGAGCAGAAACATAAGCTTCCGTACAATTATCCAAAGTATAAGTTGATGGCTCGCAAGGAAAAATTGACATTTGTTTTGGCGATGAAAAAATGATGTTTCCTACACCATCGGAACCGTTCGCAGCGTCATAAAGAACACCACTAATCACAGAATTGTAATGAGAATGGCTTTTAGAAAAACCACCTTTTTCAGTTTTTGTCAGCCAAGATGTCGTAATTTTGATTTCAGAATTATGCCATTTCATCACTTCGTTTTTATATAAATTCACACATTCCATCAATGTGTTTTTTTCATTTTCGTAACCATTTAAAACATTCATTGATTTTGATGAATAATTATTAACACAATGATCGTTGATATTTTGGGACCAAGTTTGATTTACTCTTTCTTTTTCAAAAAAATTATTAAAAGTATTTTCTAAATTAAAAATCATAATAGGATATGAAAAAAGTTGTTGTACTACAATTTCCATATTTTTACCTAAAACTGCTTAACTTCTGGCAAATATAAAATTTCACGAAAATCTGTTCTCCCGGCTTCTCCATACCAAAAAGTATTAAAAGCCAAACTAACTCTAGTTTCTGAAAAAATTTCTGGAACACCATGAGGTAAGTATGATGGGAACAGTAATAATGACCCCTGAGTAGCCGGCACCCACCAACTCATAGAATTAAATGGATTAAATTCAGCATATTCAAATGTTGAACTCATTTGCGAATATGGATGAGTAAACATGATTTTATCTTCTTCAGAAGATTTTACATAAAAAACTCCACTAAAAATACTGTTTGGATGAGTATGACTTCTTAATCCACCACCAAATGTTGACGCATTAAGCCAACTTTGAGTTATATAAAATTTTGTTTTAGAAGTAATATCTAAAACTGCGTAAGCAAAATGATGTATAGCATCAGTACAAAATTCTTTAATATTTTTAAGTTCAGGTTTATCTAGAACGTAATTATTTACAGAACCATGACTGTTTTGGTTATTATAATGATTTACATTATTTATATCAATATCTAATTCTTTATTTATACATTTAATTTCCATATCATTAAGTTTGTCTATATAGTTGTAGCGAACAATAGGTATTGGGAAAAGCCCATTGATTTCGGGAGAAATGTTTACCGATGACATGTGATGTTTATATTAACAACTCTACGCAACGGAGCGTCTGTTGGTAATCCTCCTGAGTGCAGGGTATCAGCGGAAAATATAAATAGACTATCTGCTATTGACGGATTTTTAAAAAAAGGTATGCGCTTGCCATCATAAAGTGTAGTGCAACCATTTGTATTATCCAGATAGTAAACAGCAGAAAATTGTTCATAATTTTTATTTTCAATTATCGGGACATCTAAATGAGGCTCCCCAATATGCTCTATACCGTGATTAAATATCATGTTGACATGCAGCCCGTCAACTGAAACAATTGGTTTTGAAACTATTTCCGAAACTTTCCAAGCAATCGGTAAAAATAGATTTGTAAAAGAAGATTGATTAATCCCATCAAAAATTAGAGTATGCCTAAACCCACTATTTTTGAATTCGCTCGGCACAACACCTGTCTGCGTATTTGCATAAAAAAACCAAGGAAATTGACCTGGAGCTTCTATTTTATCCAACAAGTAATTTAAAAAATAATTACCAAAAACATTTTCAATTTTTTTGTACATAAGTTCTACTTCCAACGCGGCCCAAGAACCCAACCAACAAGTGATCTACGAGTTCCTTTGGTGACTTTACAAACCCTATGACGAGTGCGAGAATCAAACAAGACAAGACACCCCTGTGTTTTTGGCGCTATATAACTTTCACCTATTTCGTTAATAAGTTCAAGCTCACCCCCCTCATAGTCTTTGGGATCAGAAAGTTGTAGCGAAAAAGAAAGTTTTCTGACAAGCTCTTTGTTTTGATTGACAAAATCACTACCTACACCATCAGTAGAATTGCCAATGAATTGTGGTTTATATAAAGTTGTTAAACCGCCATCGTTATGCCAGTCATAATATTCACCTTCATCGTAAACGGTGTATTGAATATGTTCGTTATCTAATCCTCTTAAATCGTATAAAAAATTTTCTCTGTTTGCTCGTTCAATGTAGTGCCATAAAAATCCCCCCATCCAGTGAGAACTTGAAACCCATGAATGTTTTGCATTTCGCACTTCGTTAAGTCC